TCTACTGGTGAGTAATAATAAAAACCAGACCTATAAGGTTTTATAATATACAACTCATTAAGTCCATCTTTTCCTCCATTTTTAAATGTAGGTATTCTCTTTGGTTTATCTCCTTGCTTATAATCAGCCCACTTAGGATGATAATAATAAGCCTCTATAGAACCATCTTTAGTGGCTTTTTCAGCCCTAAGCGTTTCCATTGGAAAGTGAGATGTTTTTAATATCTTAGTCTTAGCCTTATTATATGAAACCTGAATAGCTGCTTGACCTAACATCTTATAATCATGTACTACTCTTTTTATTTGCTTACCATTAAGCAAAGCCTTCATCTCTAAGTAGTCTTTTGGATTGTCTGTTCTATCTAAAGCCTCTAAACCTCTCCCATAGGTCATATCAACAATACCATTAATACATCTAGAATTTGTTGCTGATCCTAAATATCTCTCAATTAATTCTTGGAAATAATCATTGTACTCACCATATGAAACCCACTCCTTATTATACTCCTCTTTTATAATAGGAGTCTGATAAGAAGCCATATTAATAACCCTAAGATTTTGTGTAGGTTTCTTTGTTTGCTTTTTATCTAAACTAATTCTTCTCTTTATTGCCATAATCTATGCAAATATATATTCCGTTTCCCCTGAGTCTTGTAAGTAACCTGAGTCAGTATCTAACGAATCTTTAAATGTTATTAAATCCCTGTAAATAGGTAAGCTATCTAAGTATGTAGATGCGTCTGTTTCTATATAAAATACAATACTTAAAACACTATCCTCATCAATACTAGAAATTAAAGTAGCATCTGTTAGTGTTATAGTTGCTACGTTAGCTGAGTATGATATATTATCAACACCTACAACATAGTCAATCCTAGTTGACTTGTCGTATATGTATGCGTTTAGGTTTGTTAAACTAGAACTTCTAGGGTACAACTCAACGCTAATTATAGGTAAATTTGCTATGCTATCTATAGTCATACTAATATAACAGTTTTTTTATGTTTTGTTTTATTATAACAAAAAAAGAGGCACATAATTGCACCTCTTAATTTAATCTTATATGTAATAGTTATTATGGATCAATAACTGTAGCACTAATCTCGAAACCAGCAACATTACCCATTAAGGTTGCATCAATAAAAGATGAAGGTGTTCTTTCTTTCCCTTCAAATGTGATGTTATATCCTGATAAATCACCCATCGCACCTCCTGTTGATGTGTTAACAGTAACTTCGCATCCGTTCTCAAATCCTGCCATTCTAAAGTTACCATTATAATCCTCAACAATAATATGAGGTCTACCGTATGATAATAAAGTCAAAGCTGACTGAGTAGCTAGGTCTTGTTTTTTCAACGAGAAAGCACCAGTTTGAGTCCAGAACGACGTTCCATTGTCTCTTGAGTTTTCGTTAGTTTCTTCAAAGGTGTTATTGTCACCTCTAAGTTCAAATTTATAAACATCTACTGGAGCAGTTAAAGCAGTAATTTCATCTGCTGTTAAAGTCGCTGTAGAATACAATGTAGAATCGAAGTTAGCAATGAAAAGATTACGTAGTCCACCTACGCTTTCCTTACACGCTTCCACTCTTCCAGTAGCGATATCGCAAGCCATATTGTTTTTTTTTATTTTACTGAATACCAAGTATTTAAGAGTGTTTACCTAAATACTTGGTTTCAATGTTATTATTAATTAATTATGCTACAGGAGTGTAAAGTACAATCTCAGAACCAATTCCGTAGTTTACAGTAGCCGTATATCTCATTATAACCCTTACGTTTTGAGAGCCATCTAAGTCAGCCATATCCAATACTTTCACTTCGTTAGAGTCATTTAATAGACCTGTACCGAACCATAAGTTAGATGATTGTGCAGCAACCATTGTGTCTTCTTCCATTCCGTTAGCTACGAATAGTCTAACACCATCAAACATAACGTCACCCATATTTTGATTGTTGAATCTGTCAACAAATCCTAGAGTACCTAATGCTCTTACATAAGCTCTGTATGCTTTTTGAGAGATATAGATATATAAATCTTCTTTACCATACATTGTATTAGGAATTGCGTCAACAACCTTACCTAATTCAGCAACGATATTAGCAGCAGTTAGTCCACCTGCACCTGCAGATACACCAGTAACATCAACAACAGTTGCATCAGCTAAAGCTAAAGTACAGATACCATCAAAAGCACCAGCGCCATCAGCACCTTGCCATACAGTATTTTCAGTTGTTTCAGCAACTTTAGCAGCCATATATCCAACTAAGTAATCAGCGAATGATGGAGGTAAATTATCCCAAGCTGACATTCCCATTGAGATAGCATCCCAATCATCTCTAAAGTCAGCCTTACATAAGGCAACGTTTACCTGTAAGCTCTTAGGCTCTAAATAACGTTCACCTAATGTGATTGTAGATGTATCAGTAAAGTCACAAGTTGCATCAGCAACAAGAGCATTCGTAGATAAAGTCTTGATTACGGATTTATATTTAACATTTGGTTTAACACTAATTCCACCTGCATCAAGTGAAGTCGCTGTTAAAAGTGCTGCTGAGATAAATCCTTGCATTTTCTCACCTGCATAAGTAGTAGTAATACTAGTTGTAGTAGCCATAGCTTTTTATTTTATTTTTTGAATAATTTTGCGAAAACTTTGTCTTGAGTAGATAATGGTCTTCGTGTTGATAATTTTTTGATTTTAATCTTTTCAGTAATAGACTCAGGTGAATGTGTTATTTCAGTAACTTTTTCATCACTTAATTCAACACTTACTTCTTCTTTATCTGAATTTAATTCAGAAGGAACTTCTTTGTTGTACTCTTTAGACACCTCAGCGTAAGCTGCCAACATATCTAATATTTCGTTCTTTAACGATGTTAAATCTGACAATGTAGCATAAGCAGGTTTTTCTTCCACTTCTACAGGAGCTACTGAATCAACTGTGTCTTCTGCAAGAACAACCTCATCTTTAACTTCCTCTTTAATATTTTCTACAACTTCAGTTACCTCAGCTTTCACTTCAATATCTTTAATTTCATTAGAATCAATATCATTCATATTTAACACTTCTTTAAGTTTTGCTAAAATTTCAGTAGCTTTCATATATTACGTGTTTTATTATACTATTATAACAGTATGTTAATTAATCTGTTTCATTTGTTGAATTAATCTTTTATTTGGAAATGCATCCAATCATAGTTTTTCTCTACACCTAAACTCTCAAAACCATTACAGTAAAATATATCAATCATTGGTTGATACTCAGGTCTAGCAAATCTTGCTGTTGCACTTGTTTCTTTTAGTTTGTTTCTTGCAGGATCTAAATCTATTGCAATTCCCCAAGAATGTGTACTCCAAGCTGAACCACCTCGCATTTTGCGATAGTTGAAACACCCACCAAATAAATCTATACCAAGCTCTACAATTTTATCATAACCATAGTGTTGTTCTATATCTTTAAATACTTGCAAGAATTTATCTGCCACTAAATTATGACACCTCATTCTTGTTACTTTTGTATCTAAATCCCAAGCTAAACGCATTGGATAAGGCAATGTTATTGTGGTTAAATAACCTAAACCTATTTCGTTTGGCGTTCCGTATTTTGCAATTATTTGTCGTGTTGTCATCCTATTACTTCATTATCACCATTTGATTTATGTGATTTATTAGGTTAAGTTTTTGGTATTAAAAAGGTATTTTTTTTGATTCGTAACCTTTTACTCTTAAAAAATACAGTTGGTCTGTGCTACGTATTTTTACAGTAGCAATAGTAACATTACCTGTTTGTACTATTCTGCCAGTTATATCTATTACTTCATAAGGTAAACCAAGTATTTTTGGGTTTTTTATAAACTCAAAATATGGTAGTGATAGCGTTGCATTAATAATATTGCCTTTAACTATTAATCTATCTGAAGCTATATCTATAACACTTTCCATATAGATTAAATCCCCTTCTACTATTAATAAACTATTGCAGTTATCACTAAAGGTAACATTGCCTTCTATGGCATAAAAATTGCCAAACACTTCTAACTTAGCATTACTAATTCTTAAATGATTATCGTTAATATTTGCGTCACCATTTACATAATATTCTTGATAATCTGGAATAATACAGTTTGGAAAATCTGGATGGTTGTCTGTATCTGTACCACAACAACCAAGTCTTAGATCATGGTCTAAGTTTTGTAAATCATTTAATGACGATTGCGAAAATGCTGTTAATCCAATTAACAAGCATAAAAAA